AAGTGAAAACAACCGCTAAAGGAGTAGGTAGAAAAGGAGCTACAATTCAAGAACGAGTATTCAAGTACATTAATAATAACTAAAATTAACTATTAAAATTCATTTAAACAATGGCAACAACAACTAGCATCACGACCTCTTACGCAGGGGCTAAAGCACAAGGATTTATCTCAGCTGCATTATTAAGTGCACCTACTATCGACAAAGGTGGTATCACGGTAAAACCAAACATCAAGTTCAAACAAGTAATGCAAAAGCTTGCAGTAGGAGACATAGTAGCAGACGCTTCTTGTGACTTCACAGCAACATCTTCTGTAACACTTACTGAGCGTTACTTAGAAGTAAAAGATTTTCAAGTAAACTTGGAACTTTGTAAAAAAGATTTCGAATCTGATTGGCTTTCAATTGAGCAAGGATTTTCTTCTTTTGACGAACTACCTAAGTCTTTCGCTAACTACCTAATCGGACACGTAGCAGGTAAAGTAGCAGCTAACGTAGAAAACAACATTTGGAACGGAACAGGAGCAGGTAAATTTGACGGTTTAGTAAACTTAATGACGGCTGACGCAGACGTTAACGATGTAGCTTTCACAGGAGCAACAACTGCAGCTAACATTATCTCTCGTTTAGGAGAAGTAGTAGACGCAATCCCTGAGACTGTATACGGTAACGAAGGATTAGCAATTTACATCTCTCAAGCAGATGCACGTTCTTACGTAAGAGCTCAAGCAGCTTTAGGTTACAAAGACCTTTACCACGTAGGACAGACTGCAATGGACTTTGAAGGGGTTAAGTTATTCGTAGCTAACGGGCTTTCTAGCGGCCAAATGGTAGCAGGAGAAAAGGACAATTTAATGTTCGGTTGCGGTTTGCAAAATGACCAAAACCTTGTTAAATTGATTGATTTAGCAGACATCGACGGTTCTCAAAATGTGAGAGTTGTAATGCGTTATTCTGCAGCGGTACAATACGCTATCGGTTCAGAACTTGTTCTAACTACTCAGTCTTAATAACAGACTAATTATCTAAAGGGCCTCTTTAATTAGGGGCTCTTAATTAACTCAATATCAATAACTTAAATACACAAAAATTATGGCTTGCAATATATCAGCAGGACGTTTAGAAGGATGTAAGGACGCAGTAGGTGGCTTGAACGCTATCTATTTCGTAAACTTCGGTGCTATGGGAGACTTAACTATTTCTGACGAAACGGTTACAGGAATCGCAGCAACTACACCTGACGCTTTCAAATACGACCTAAGAGGTACATCTACCTTTGACCAATCATTAACATCAAGTAGAGACAATGGTACTACTTTCGCTGAACAGACGCTAACGGTTTCTTTAAAGAAGCAGGACGCTACTACTCACAAAGAAGTAAAGCTATTAGCTTACGGACGCCCGCAAATCCTTATCGAGGATAACAACGGTACTGTATGGCTAATGGGCGAAGAGTTTGGCTCTGAAATGAACGCTACGGTTTCTACAGGAGCTAGCTTAGGGGACAAATCAGGATACGAACTTACTTTCGCAGCAATGGAGAAAGGTTTCGCTAAACAGTACACAGGAGTAATCGCAACAGATTTCGCAGTAACTGTAGGTATCTAATAACTACATTTGAATACTATGAGAGAGCTATCCTAACGGGTGGCTCTTTTTTTTGTGTCATTATCTAGATTAAAGTGTTTTTAAATAAAGGCTTTACAAATGAATTACATCGATATAACACAGAGCAGTCAAACCCTTAACGTTAACTTAAATACAGATGAGTTAAACGTTGACCTGTCTATTTACGCAGAAGGCTCTGACTCTCTAGTAATAGGTTTTAACTCTAACATTACATCTTATAACTATTACCAAACTATAGAAATTAATTCGACAGAGTTAACACAATTAAAAGACGAAACTCAATACAATATTGTAGGAGTAGATTCTAATAACAAAGTAATATACAGAGGTAAATTTCAGACCACATCAAAAGACATTTTAGACTACTCAATTAACGAGAATAAATATACACAAAAAATAAACTCTAATAACTATACAATACTAGACTAATGAACTATACTATAACTAATTTAAGTGCTTACGAAATGCCTAAGGCTATTGAAGACAAGCTAAGGGACTACGTGGCCTACGGAGAAGACAACGACTACTTCAGTTTCTTAATACAGCAATACTTACAGAGTGCAACTAATAACGCAGCTATAAAATCTATATCTGACTTAATCTACGGGCAAGGTCTTTGTATCGATGGTCTAGAGAAGGATAGCGCACAAGTTAAGGAGCTAAGAAAGTTAATCAATCACAGAGACTTAAAAAAGGTTATACTAGAGCGTAAGATGTTAGGAATGGCAGCTATGCAGGTTATATATAGTAAAGCAGGAAACAATAGAAAAGTAGTAGGTATTAAGCATTTCCCTATACACACTTTAAGACCTGAGAAAATGAACGCTGAGGGAGTTATAGAAAACTATTACTACCATCCTAATTGGGTTGATAAAAGACCTTCAGATACACTTAAAAAAATACCTACATTCGGGAACTCAAAAGAGGCTATTGAATTATTTATATTAAAACCATACATCTCAGGTTACTCATATTTCAGCCCTGTAGGGTATAGCGGTGCTTTGCCTTATTGCGAGCTAGAGAATGAAATATCTGACTACTTACTTAATGAAGCTAAGAACTCATTTAGCGGCACAAAGGTTATCAACTTCAACAATGGAGTACCTTCGGCTACAGAGCGTTCAGCCATCTCTAATGACGTTAAGCAGAAGCTTACAGGTTCTAAAGGTCAAAAAGTAATTGTAGCCTTTAACGAGAACTCAGACAGCAAGGCAACAGTAGAAGACATCTCTTTAAATGATGCACCTGCTCACTATGAGTATTTAGCTAATGAAGCTATGCACAAAATTCTAGTGGGCCACAGAGTAACTAGCCCTATGCTATTAGGAATTAAAGACGGAGGTAATGGCCTTGCAAGTAACTCAGATGAGATTATGGTAGCTTCTCAGCTATTTAACTCTACGGTTATACGTAACTTTCAAGACGAAATTTTAGATGCGTTAGAAGAGGTCTTAGAGCTTAATGGAGAAGTACCTGAGTTATACTTTATCACATCACAACCTGTTGAGTTTACAGAAGATGACCAAGAAGAGACAGGAGAGGGTTACGAGGTAGAAGACAAGAAGGTAGCTAAGGTAGAAGATAAAGACGAGAAGGATAATAAAGTAGACCAAAATTTAAGCTCAGCTATTGAAGTAGCTATGAGTGCTTACCTAAAGACTAGAGATTAATGTGTACTTTTGAAGAGCAACAAGCCGAGACTTTGCTATACCTAAATAAGGTAGGCGAAGTTATGCCCGAAGATTGGGTGTGTATTGATGCACGTATAGACGAAGGGGAGACAGAAGACGAAGACTTTGAGACTATGTTAAACGCTACTTTAAATGTGGCCCTTAGTTTTGCACCTGCAGACAATAGAGCAAAGGATAGCAAACAGGATAACAAGTTTGTGAAAGTTCGCTATGCTTATGTACAGGGCTCAAAGAAGCACGGCAAAAGCAGTAACGGTAAAAAGATGCGTCCCTTCTGTAGAGCTATGGAGTCAGCCTCTAGGTTATATAGAAAAGAAGACATTATTAAAATGCAGTCAGATGGTGTTAACTCAGTACTAGGCCATAACAAACAAGCTTATAGTATTTGGAAACATAAAGGAGGAGTTAATTGCCATCATAAATTTGAAAGACGCATATACATAAAGAAGACTAAAAGTGACGGCACACCTTGGGGAGGTGGTGCAATGAACGGAGTAAAAAAGAGTACAATAGCACAAGCTAAGAAAAAACATTTTAACCCTAAAAGTGGACGTTACAGAAATGATAGGAGAGTAGCTGAGGCTCAGATAGATAGAGCAGATAAAGGCCACCACCCAAGTTATAAACCAAAAGGAAAAAAGAAATAATATGAAAGCTTTATTTATTAGTAGAGACGACCTAGTAAGATATACACCAATATCAGGAAACCTAGATTTTGACAGAGTAGTACAATATATTGAGATAGCTCAAGACATTCACGTACACGAATTACTAGGGAGTAACCTGTATAAGAAACTACAAGCAGATATTCTAGCAAACACACTTACAGGAGACTATGAGACTTTAATGACTACACACATTAAGCCTATATTAGCTCAGTATGCACTACTAGAGTTCTTACCATTTAGTCAGTTTAGTATTAACAATAAAGGTGTATTTAAACACACTAGCGAAGCCGCTGAGACGTTAACTAAGTCTGACCTTAATATGATGGTTGAAGCTACTAGAGATACGGCACAGCATTACGCTAATAGAATGGTAGACCACTTATGTAGCTATCCTTCTTTGTACCCTGAGTACTTAACTAACTCCAATGACGAATTAAGCCCTAGCAGAGACACTAACTTTGGAGGTTGGGAAATATAATTTAAAACCATAAAATACACATCGAAATGCTTGACTTATTGAACACCCTAGTCCGTAAAGTGGATAACCAATATTTAATTTTTATTACTATAATTATAACACTAACATCTGTTATATTTAAAAAGGATATACAAAAAGCGATTAAGAAAATTACCTACTATACAGGAGCAAAAAAAGGCATAAAGGTAGCGGCTCTTATAGACCACGATATTTTTAGCACGTTCTCAAGAGTAGTTAACGAGGTGCATAATATCAGGTTTTACACAAGGAATGAGTATGATAAGACTAAGTCTATAATGTGCTATGAGTTTACGGTGCAAAAAGCTATAAGCTGTCAAATATTAATGAAGGAGATAATATTTACTAAAGGTATATCTGAAATGAACACAGATAAGCTAAAGAAATTAATACTTAAGAAACAGACAGAGATGCACGTTGACTATGTAAAAGAAATACGTAGCCTATGGCTCAGTAAAGGAATAGCCCCTAGTGATGTAGACCACGTAGTTTCATTATTTGAAGGCTTTAGATTCCCTGTAATACGCTCATTTGAACACAGAATATCTGCTATATTTGGCAGCAGCTTTCACTCGAATAACGTTGAAAGAATTTTAGCTGTTTTTGATATGTGGGCTATGGGTATAGATTTACTACCTAATGATATGAAGATAACCTTTGAGACACTTAACGGTAAATTCAAGGACATAGATTACAGATAGAAATGAGAGACATAAATAAAATAATACTACATTGCACAGCAACTCCTGAAGGTAGAGGTGTTTCTGTGGACACTATAAGACAATGGCACTTAGATAGGGGTTGGTCAGATATAGGCTATCATTATATAATAGACATTGAAGGAAACCTACACGAAGGCAGACCCGTTGAAAGACAGGGAGCGCACGTAAGAGGACATAATAAAGGCTCTATAGGGATAACATACGTAGGCGGTGTTGACTCCAATATGAAACCTAAGGACACAAGGACAGAAAAACAAAAGGAGCGCTTAGAAGCTCTTATAATGACTTTAATGAGTGGGTATCCAAATAGCACACTACACGGACATAACGAGTTTAGCCCTAAGGCCTGTCCTAGTTTTGACGTACAAAAAGAATATATAGACATAATAAACTACTTTAAAGAATGCGAATCTTAAAAATACTACTTATCGGATTGTTATTTATTAATTGTACTAGCCAAGTAAAAGAGCCTGTATATACTTACGAATTAAGTAAGGAGCTACAGCCTTATGTATTTGAGTATCTGAGCACCCTAGAGAAGTACGATATTAAATTTAAAAAGCAGTCTTTTATAGTCGTATTTGATGCGGACATAATGAGAACGCCGTTGGTAGGTCAGGCTAAAGGAATGTTTAACGACAGCTTAGTATACGTTAAAATCAACCCTAGCCTGTGGCGGGAGTTAACAATAAAACAAAAAAGACATTTAATATTTCACGAACTATCACACGATATATTCAACATATTACACACAGAAGATATAGAACTAATGAGGCCGTCAATGGCTAGTCCTGCTCATTCTTTCAAAATGAATATAGAACAGGAGATTATTAACTTAATGATGTATATAAGAAATGAACAATCCTAAACTAATAAAAAACGGAGGTAAAGGCACTAACGTAGGTAACGCCCTTAGATGGCTTGTAAAGCAAGGTAAGAACGTCTCTCCTGAGCTTTTAGACCTAGCAGGTAATATTACAGGTATAAAGCAATTAAGTACCTTAGGAGACGCTATACGAGGAGATAAGAATTTACCTGAAGAGGATAAGGCTATACTTTTACAGGAGATGGAGAACGATATGATTGAGATGGTTGAGGTTACTAAGCGTCTAGGTATGGATAATGAGCACACTATTACGCGTCTAGTTAGACCTGTGACTTATGGTGCTATGTTTTTAATGTTCTTAGCTTGTGTGTTCTTTGATGGTAACCTAGGGGAGTTTACAATAGATAAAGCCTACGTTCCTGTGATACAGTCTTTATTTGGTACTATGACTATATTTTATTTTGGTTCGAGGGGCATTGAAAAAGTTATGAAGACTTTTACTAATAAAGCATAGTTACCCCTGCGTACATAAAAAGAAGTTATCCTTTAAATCTCTAGCTTAACTCTAGAAGCGGTAACCTTTAAGGCGGTAACCTTAAGAGCGGTAACCTTTAGAAGCTTTCTTAGTCAGTAAATTAGTTAGGTTAATAGCTTTACTCTAAACGAATATAAAGAGAAGTTACACAAAAAAAATGACATACACAAGTTTTTTAGCAATTATTTTTAAATAAAGTCATAAACCCCTTATAAAGTGTTTTTAAATAAAGACCTATATAGAAACAAAATTAGAAGGATACGGCGCAGGTTTTAGTAGGGTTTACCCTGTGCCCCTTCTCTTATTATGGCTAAGAAGAAAACTTTAAAATATTGGAAGACTAAGATTGACAAGCCGTTTCACGAATACGTGAGAAGGTCTAAAGTCAACTCAGAAGGTTATGGCCAATGTATTAGCTGTAAAAAAGGAATTCATTTCTCAGAGAGTGACGCAGGGCACTTCATTACTAGAGGCGCTTTATCTACTAGGTGGGAC